TGGACGTAATAATTTCAGAGAAAAATAAGGTTGTGATTTTTCTTAGAACCTTTAATGTTAACATAACTATAGTTAATAATATATATCAGATAGAAAACTCAAATTAGAATTTATCTTTCCATTTTCTATTATATTCTTGTTTAGCCCAATTCTCAGCTTTCTTTTCCCACTTATTATCGTGATATCTTTCAAAACCTTGTACATCAGCCATATCATCTGCTTGTTGATACTTCTTCAGAAACTTTTTCCTACCATATTTCTTAACCATATCAGCATGATGAATTTCGTGTAGAACACTTACAATAAATTCCTTGACATTCTTGTAGGATTTTCGTAAATTAATAATATCTTTATCCCAATCATAATCACCATCATTATTACCCTTTACATTAAATTTTACTTTACTTCGTAATCCATAGTATTCAACTAATTCAGATGCAATGTATTGAAAATCAACTCGTTCCATCAGTAGATGTATTGTTGCTAGTTTAGGTATCATTTTATTCTCCTACTTTAATCCGTTGAATAATGCTTTAGCAACTTTCTTTCCATACTTCTTATCAGATGGATTAGGTCTTGTAAACCTTTTTTTGTGTTTTGGTTTTATGGTTTCTGTATAAACCATAGATTGTAATTCAATCAATTCTTTTAATTTTATCATCTTCCCCACTTCGGTTTGTTATCAACCTGTTTAGCTTTCCATTTTTTATGTTGATTGGCGGTCCGACCTTCAATCTTCCATTTCTCATTTAATTTTTGTTTTTTTGCTTTTCTTGATTTTGCTGCTTTACTTGGCACTTGATTTTCCTTTAATTAACATACTACTCTCCCTTATTAATCATCTGCATGTTCTAATAACTTATTATCATTCTCTTGGTTATTAAACCAGAAATCAACAACTTTACTGAAACTTGCTATAAACCCACCTAACAACACCAATAGAATTTCCTTCCACTCTGGCATTAGGTCTTTTCCCTCTCCGATATAGAATAACATTAACATCAGTACACTCATAAATATCACCATAATAATTAAAGATACGTACCACTTTCTAGCTTGACGATATTGTATAATCCCAATCAACTCTTTATTAATCCAATGTTTTTGGTCTTGGCGAGTGGTTGCATCGTTTAACTTTGCTATTTTCTTATCAATCATTTCCAATCCCATATTTTTAGTGCATTATAAGTTACACCGAACCCAATTACGGGTTCTGTTAAACCAGTACTCTTATCGTATTGAACTCCTACAAATGGTCCAACACTAATTTGGTTTTTTGGTGGTTTAACTTTTATTCTCTGTCCGTCACCACCACTCATATAAACACTATTACCACCTGATTCCCAAACTCTATCATCGTTATACACCAGATATTCGTGTTTACCAACTTGGTCAACCAAAGGTGCACCAAATTGTAATCTACCATCAAACCCAACATTAGTTTCTGAATCTACTATTGCGTTATTCTGTAATTTATATCCCATTCCACCAAACACTTTCATATAAGCATCTTGTGAACCGAACTCAAACTGAAATGGAATTGTATTCATATATGCTAATCCCAATTCTATTCCAAGACTATCGAGGTCATCTTTCAAATTTTTAATTTTCTGATTGTACTCGGTATTCCATTTTACTTGTTCGTAATATTTTACTTGTAAATCTTGAAGTTCATTGTGTTGGTCATTTGATAATTCCCTCAAATACTCAACCTCTTGATTTAAAGTATCTATCTCAACTTTATTGACAGTTATTAATTCTTCCTGTCTACCTGAATCTTTGGTTAAAAAATCCATTTCTTGTTTGGCGTAATAATATCTTATACCCACAACAGCAAGTACAATCAAGATGTTTATTACAACACCAAGAATCGTATCTTTTCTAACCATTATTCAAGTGTAGATATTGCATTATCAATAGCTTTTCTAACTGCTCCACCCAACTCTGTTTTGTTGAATGGTACATCTTCAGAAATTTGTAATCCTGTCGCTGTAATTGTTGTTGCAATTTCACCCTCACCCCTCGATGATTTAACTATACCAGATTTGGTGTTTTCCATATTCACCAATAACCTAACTTCTGTTTTAGTACTTCTACGATTAAATAATCCTACAATACTAAATGCTTCATTAGGTTTACCAAGATACACTACTTCTACTGATGCTACAAAATCTGCATTATTATCATCAGTTAAAATATACCTTGTATCTGAAAATGATTCTTGTAATAATTGACGGATACCGAATGTTATTCTGTCATCCTCAACTACTACTTTTTCAGAAACACTAACAAACTCTGATATTCTTAAAGTAGGTCGTTTTAGATTACCCTCACCAATTATTGATGGTGTTGGTAAATCCTGTCCGTTAATCATAGACATACATGCCCATCCTAATACAAATCCAAAAAGAAATCTTTTTGTAATTTTACCCATTTTCTTCTCCTTAAAAGTAAGTTCCAAATAATAAACTATATGTTTTACTTCGTTCACCATAGTCATTTACGACTGTATTTATTCCCATAGAGAAACCAAGATTTAATTTAAATGCTTGGCCCACTTTCCAATCCATCGAAATGGTAGGAAACATTATTATTGGACTTCTCAGTAATAAATATCGTTCACCTCGATTATTACCATCATAATATCTCAGTAAAGTATATGCCATATAATTACTTATTAACAAATCCGCATTACGGAATTTGAATGGATATGTAATACCATATACTATACTAACATTAGCAAAATTATATTCACTAACATTACCATATGTTGCTGCCAATACAATTGCTTCTGACATTGGTTTTTGTAGGGATTTTGCGTAGGATACCGAAGCTAACCAATCCCACCCCTCAAAAGTTTCAAACGCTAAGACAGTACCATTCCATTGTACATTTTGTTTCTTAGCTTTAAATTTAAATCCTTGTCCGTATGTTATCGAACCCTTTCTTAAATCATCTGTAAAATTAAAATTCCCATCGTGTGTTCTACCACCATCAAAACTTTCTTTTGTGTAAACACTATTAAAAGAAGTAATCCACTTACCTGTTAAGGAATCTCGTGTAGTACTCTGTATGGCGTAATTTACCTGCGATGCATCAACTGATATATCATCTGTTTTACTAAATTGAGATGCCACACCACTGGCAATTACTGATGATAAAACCTCTTCTGCAACCCGAACTGCACACGGAAATAAATCTTCAAAATCATTGTAAACTGATTCCGCCCACGCTTCTAATTCACCATTTAAAACTTGTTCAAATGTAAAATATCGGGTACGATTATAATATGTAACTTGAAATCCACCACTATCATCTTCTTGTAGTGAATACGACTCCTTAATCGTTGTCTGGTTACAGGGGTCAATATAACTATAAAAAAAAGACTGGGCAGAAACCGAGCTACAAAGTACTACTAAGTATAGAAATTTCTGCCACATTCATTTTGTTACCAACCCTTTCGGTCAATTGCTCGTATTGCATTAACAACAGCAGTTTCCATTGCCTTGTTACCTGCAGAACTTAAAGAACTTTGATTAAACTCCATGTTAGGATTCTTTAAAAATCCTTGGCCTGTAGTTTTAGCTCTACCTTGTCCACTACCAACAACATACTGGGTGTTTTCTAAATTAACTAATTTAACTTGAATACCTATAATGGTTTCATTACTTGTTATTATTTTCCCACCTTTTATATCCTCAGTAAGATTTACTGCGAAATCATAAATGGTAACATATCCCCAATACTTGGCAACATCAATTTTTGCGTTGTTTGCTTTTAAATCATTCAACATCATTAATTGATTATCTCTGTCGGCCTCTATCAAATTGAATCTTCCTGTATAAGATGCCACATTTTCCATTTCTTGTGTAAGACCAAATGCAACCCTTTTTTCTGCAAGTTCTGGATATCTTTCTTCGAGTTCTTTATTAATTTTTAACTCTACTATTTTTAATCCATCAACTTTGGTAATTTCTACCTCATCCAATGATTTCTGCTTTTCATACTCACCAACATATTGTTCGGTAGATACTGATGCAGCACACCCGTATAAACCTATTAGTAACAATATTGAGAATATCTTGTTCATTTTTTTCTCCTATTTATCTGAAATCCGATAACGGGTCTTTCAGTAGTTTTTCCAATCGTTTAATCTCACCATTTAATTTATCAATCTCATTTTCGAGTTTGATAATATCACCATCATAAGATTTAATCTTTGGGTTTTTTAGTTTATCAACTTTCTCACGAAGATATTGTAACTCACCATCATATCCTGTAAATATCTCATCATACTTATTGAATTTTTCTGTTACGATTTCGATATCACTTGCATCTGCAAAACCTGTAACTACTTCTTCCAACGAATCAATGCGGGCAGTAAAACTATACCAACCAGCAATAGCGGTAGAAAGAAAAGTAACAATAGCAACAATGTTATTAATCGATAATCCAAACTTTTTTCCTTTAATCTCTTCAACGAGATTCTCCGCATCTACTATGTCTTTTGCCATAACTAACTCCTATTTTTAACATTCACAGCAAGAGCAATTACAACTCTCACATTCACATTGTTTACACTCACACATTTTATATCTCCACATTTATGGTTAACTGAAATGTATTACTTAAAGGAAAGGTTTCATCACCATTGATGTACCCAACCCCTACTCTGTAACTATCTACTTTAAATCCTAAACCAACTGAAGAATAATTTAGTTCGTGAGTTACATCATTAAAGTATCCAATGTTAAAATCCATTAAATTCTTGTATTGATATTTTAACCCTTGACCGTGTGTATGATATCCATCATACAAATTCCATTGGTTGTAAAATCTAAAATCTTTTACTGGTACTGAAAACCCTACATTAACACTTGTAGGTACTTCTGTTTTCCAATCATTAAATTTTGGTTGATATCCAAAGTTTTGAATTGCTAAATCTAAATCAACTCTACTCCATAGATTTTTAAAGTGTACTCCAGCATCTACAAGTATACCAGTTGCTTTATCAGTATGTAATGTGTGGTTAACAATTTTACCACCAAAACCAATAGCAATGTTTTCTACTTTTTTTCTTTTGTGTTCTAATTTAGTACCCCACCCTACATATGCAACAAGTGAGTTAGGACTAAATTGTCCTGATATAGTTCCATTTATATCTGCAACATTTTGTTCACCATAATCAAAGTATAGTAAACTAAATGTTAGATTTTTATATCCAGCACCAACATAGTTATATCCCATATCATCTGTAATATTAGTTAACCAATTTACTCTTGTAAAACTTAAATCAACTAAACTATCTGTATCAAAATACGCACGAGCAGGATTATGAAATGCCAATGATTGGTTTCCTAAACTTGCTTCTTCTGCTGTTGGTGATAATGTTAATATTCTATTAACTTGTCCAAATAAAGAACTGATTAATAGTAAACTTAATAATATTTTTTTCATCATCTTTTCCTACTTCACGACCGTGAATTTGTTAGCTTTAATTCTCTTATCTGTTTCAAGAACAAATATATAAACACCTGGTTCTAATACTTTATGTTCTTGATAAACACTTTCTTCTGGTAACCAAGCACCTGGTGTGTTACTAAAATCAAATGTATGAATACCTTGTGAAACTGGTTCATCTAATAATTTACCAACATATTGTCCCATTGAATTTAAGATGTATATTTTAACATCAGTTAACTCATCTACATAAAATTGGAACTTTGTAGTTTCATTAAATGGATTAGGATAGTTATAAGTTATCTCATCATCATCTGGTTCTCCACCACCAAATGCCCAATACTTATTCCATACTAATATTTTACCATCTTGTTTATTTACTAATAAATCTTGACCACTTGGATTACCAGCTACACCTTTACCAACAAATTGTACATCTGCTTCAGTCCACTCTGAATCAGGAAAATCTGCTTGGAAAATCATATTCAATGCAATCATAGGTTCATTAATCCAATATTGTTGTGGTGCATTACCTGGTGAATAATCCATACCACCAAACGATACTTTCTGATACCCTATATCATCAGGTTCGTGTACATTTACATAAGTAAACCACGGGCCTGGAAGAACATCTGTTTTCATATCAATAAATGTTAACTGATTGGTATTGAATAACACCTCGAACTCAAATCCAGCAACATCAATATTTTTTAATTGGTCTGGTGTAATATAAAATGGTACTTCTATTTGGTCACCACTTTGTACTCTGACAGTTGAATCTGCTGGCATTGAGAAAAATACATCTGGAGTTTGAGTAGCAATTTTATTTGCCCAAGTACCTGGTGCACTTCCGTTACCCCAACGATAGAATGTTGTTCCATTTACATCTATATACCCATCTGCATCATTACCTGGTTCTTGTACTTTAGTACCAGTATTATTAATATCTCCTGTAAAGAAATATCCCCAATCAGGTAAAGTTAAATCTGGATTAGCATCACTACCATATGTAGAGTTACCTGCACCTAATGTTACACCCAAAGTATCTAACCCAGTCTGAATTGTATTCATCAATGGATTAGTAACTTCAATCACTCCAAAGTTCAAATCTTCATCTTGGTCAAAATCATCATCCTCATAGACTGTAAATTCGTATTTCTGTGCTCCTAAATCTTCATACCATTCATATGGAAATGGATTACCATTTTCTTTTAATGTATCAATCGTACTCCAATTCTCATATGAGTTTCCATTTAAGTGTGTATAGTTTTCAAATATACCTGAAGTATATGCCCATAAGAAATAAGCATCATTTAATTGAAATACATCATCACCATCAACATCACCAATAAAATATTCAACTGCATCTAAAGTATCAACACCTGTTACTGATTTCCATTTGTTACTTTGAAAATTAAATGCAGCAATAGCATCATTAATATTTGTAATTGCATATCTATCAAGTTCGTATTGTGTATGTGTACCTATATCATCATCTGCATCTGGTGGATAAAACGATACACGATAGTAATTATTTCTTGGTAATTGAATATTAAAATATCCTCTATCATCAACAAATGTAGAATCATAATAACTAATTCCTAAGAAACCCTCACCTGGTAAAGTTTGTGCTGCAGTAGTTCCTTGGTCATCAAACCAAAATGTAGATGTTCCATCACCGATAACATCATCAGTAGTGGTTTCATCAGTATTACTTGTCTCATCATCTATATCCTCAATGTTATACCAATTAGAAACACTACCTGGATTACTTTGGTCAAGTTCAAATACAACTTTCCAATAAGGATAAGTTCTATCATCATTAGTACCATTTCTTTGTGCGTATCTAAAGAATCCCTCAACATCTAAAAGTTTTGGATGTAGTGTGATATCTCCACGAGCACCACCATCATCAGTTTCGTCCGTTCCCCAATTACCATCGATGTAAACCTTGTAATCTAAAAGATAATCGTCTGAAGCGTATGTGTAGTACCCAAAACCACCATTGTATAATGTTGGAACTCTAAACGATTGTGGTGAAAAATTATCTACTACATCTTCTATTTTAAAATTTAATTTTATTAATTGTTTTTGTACACCATCACCACCACCAAATTCAAAAGTATTTCCATTGTGTGATACCATAGTGATTCTTAACCAATCATATCTATTATTGTTTTCAGATATTTCACCATCTGCAGTTTGAAGTGAATCAATATATCCTACATTAGAATAGTGTACAACTTCATATGAGTAATCTGCTCCTGCAGTTGAATCTCCCTCTGTTGCACTTGATAAGTGAGAACCCTTTAATACTTCTGTATCATCGTGGTCCCAATCAATTAAATCATTGTCAAAAACTATATCTAATCTAAATGCTGTTATATCTGCACCATTATCATCAAGTGTAACTTCCATTGTCATCACACTATCTCTAAATGCATCAAAGTTATTGTTATACAATGCAGGATTATCTTTATCATCTGCAAGGTATGTTTGTAGTTGGAAAGTTTCCGATTCTCTCCACCAAGTTTTTGGTAAATTATATTCGCCTGTTTGTTTGATTCGGATTATCGGCTCTTGTGCCCACGATAGGGAAATTACCAATAATAGAACCAACGATTTTAAATAATTGGACATTTAAAATTCCTTATATGTTGTTATTCTATCTCTATGTTAACCTTCCGCTCGCGGGTATGCTACGGATTAAATTTTGGAACTCTTCGTTCCAATAATAAATATAATATATTTACAAATTATACATCAAATCTAACAACTATCGAAGTTTGTGTTTCTTTTGATAATTTGACTGGTTTAGCTAATTTACCAACTACCAATAATTCATTACTATCATTATACAAACCGACTGTTGTTAGATAAGGTTCGAAATCTGAATGTGTTACGAAACCCTCATACTTTGTTGCTGCATTATATTCTTCTTTATAACTCCCAGTCCCTTGTCCTGTAGGGTTAGAGTTGGGTGGAAAGAATTGTGAAATATTTTTACTACCCTTTCCTATAGATATACTACCACTTCGTTCAAATGTTGAACTTATATTTGTTGTGGCATTATATTCGTTTGGTTCTAACGTAACAATATATTCATATTCGTATATTGTTTGTGTAGATTTATATTTTAAATCGTGTCCAGTATCAGTTCCAGCATTCCACAATGAACCTGTATCTGTGATTACTATCACACCATGTTCGTAAAAAGCATTTCCTACTTGAGAACCACTTCCGTTTGCATCTGCTTTATCATAATCCCATGATGATGATTTGTAAGCTGCAAAACTTGATGAGTAATTGTAATCGTAAATATTACCATCACCATCATCTCTTAAATCATAAGTAATCCCACCAGTAGTTACATCCATTTGGATACTACCAGGTTTTACTTTTTCACCAAATAAGTTTCTTGGTATTGTGAATACCCTTGCACTTCCGTGTAATACTTTTTTTGTTTTTGTGTAATTGTTACTACCGAAAGTTCTAAATGGTTCATCATTTTCATAATACGCATTCTTAATCATAAAATAATTTGGAATATCGTAATATGTACCAAACTCAAATCCACCACTTGCCTCAACATATCTTCCGAAACTTTGAGATGCGGCAGACCCAGTCATAAAATTATGAATAGAACCACTAACTGCTTTTAAAACAAGATGTCCACTCCCACTACTAATATTAGTGAGAGTGAAGTTTTTAAAAACTTTAAAAGGTTTAATTGACTTATCAGATGGGTCAATGTTTTTTAACATTATCCTTCCCCTTTAGAAGTCAAGTTTTACTTTTATAATAGCTTCTCTTGAATATGATTTTAATATTGGTTTACTTAATTTTGCAACTGCCAACAACTCATTATCTTCATTATAAAGTCCAACTTGTGTAATGTACACTTTAGGGTCTTTAAAGAATGTTGAGTTTGTTAACGAACCATCTGAACCCGTAAAGAAAGTTGGGTTAGAACTAAAGTTATACTTTTTATTATTAACCCTACAAAAGAAATTAGTAGAATTAATTTCTTCTTCTCTACGAACTTGGAACTTTGTTCCAGTTACAATTTTATTAAAGAACTTTTTAGGATTATCATCAAATGCATCGGTACTTCTTGCAGTACCCATTCCAGCGACGTCATCCATATGTGTTGCGTTTAATAGTATAATCCCCAAATCAGGATAAAATGCTCCAATTGCTCCACCGGTTTGTGAAGTTGCTGCAGTTTTAATAACACCAGTTCCAGTCTCTAATGAACCCGAAACAACATTATACACTCTACCACCTTCATTGACTGTAGGATTATTTGTAGCACCACTATCATCAATCAAGTGTGTCGTACCAACTTTAATTTCCCAATTACCAGGGTCAATCTTTTCTCTCATTCGTGCTCTGTTAAAACTAACAAAGTAGAAATCTTCAGATGCCGATGGTGAACTTGTAAAACTAAACTTTTCTGTTAATGGTGGTAACAATACATTAGAAAATTGTCTATACATTGTTGCAGAATCTCTACCACCTGTTGTTAACTTTGTGGTGTTTCCTGCCGAACCACTTCCGTGAAAGTGAGCATATCCCAACGAAAATTGAATTTCTGCTGTTGTAGAATTAGTAGCGGGGTCTTGATGATATATTGATAAGTGAGAACCTGTTACTTGTCCTTGTGAAGAAGCAGTATAGAATGCGGTCATTGTTCCACTTCCACCACTAAAAATACCACTCGATATTTTAACTCGTTGGTTTTCCACTACATCATTTGAAAAATCGAATCTTGTAAATACTGACATCATCTACTCCTTATAGTGTACTCTGGTCGGCTTTTATCGTAACTGCCACATTGTATGTAGCACCTGTTGATAATCCCACGACCGTTATATTGGTTGAAGTATCTGCTGTTACTGAACGAGAAACAAGATTTACTGATTGTCCAGATAAAGTGATTGAACGCTTTCTCTCTTCTTCATTTAGGAATACTGGTGTTGTTGCACCTGTGTTCATTTGTAAATCTGCTATATCTTCTTTTTGTATGAAATCAAATTCCGACGCCAATGCTGCTCCTCCAAATCTTTGAGCTGGTCCAAGTTTAGTTTTTCTACTCTTCTTTCTCCTTTTCTTCTTCTTAATGATTACTGGTGTTAAGTTAGCGATAGTAGCATCGTGTAATACGAAACTATATCCTGCTTCTGCATCACTACCATTTCTTGTATTTGGTGTAATGGTCTGTGTAATACCAGGGCCATTGAAAACCAATGATGGTGATGGAACTTCCAAGATTGGAAGTTTCGCAGTATTCTTTGGAAGAGATACTAATTTATATCTTAATATTTGGTTCTCATCTACAAATGCTTCTAATAACGGCATGTTTTCAATTACTGCCCCGTAATAATTAGAACCATTAGGATGAGCGGTATCCCATAGTCGATAATCTACTTCATCGTCTGCTAAAGCAAATTTCGTTATTTTGAACTCGTCTTGACCTCTTGCGAGTAATTCTCGACCTTTCTTCGTAAGAACGGCATCGACGGTTACACTTGTGTTATTTAAAAATCCCATTGTTTCTACTCCTATTGATTTGAACTAAGATGGATTGCGTTCATTATATAAATATAAGAATCCAAAGTTTTTACTCAACTTTTAACTTAGAATCACCAGGTTCTTGTGTTACCAACCTTGAAGGTGTAGTAATCGTTATTTCAACTGGGTCTAATCCATCCATCGTGTTGCTTTTTGTTAAATTGCTACCTTTATAGAATAACCTAAATAGTGATGAATCAAGTGCTACACTCGTGTATGAACTTCTTTCGTATGATGCACTAAATTGGTAATTCCCATTGTACTCTGTATGATATCCATATCCCTTTGCTATTGAATCCGATAATGAACTCGTATAGTAAGGAACTTTAATATCATTGTGTTCTGATAATCTTGAAGCAGTGATAAAAGGTTGAACCGCTTCTTCAAATGTTATATCTATATCACCAAATGTAATACTTGCTGTTGCATAAAGTGATTGGAATGGTGTTCTTGGGTCTATCTCTGCTATCTTATTTAATGTTGGATTCCCAAGTATTCCAATTGAACCACTATCCATTGTATATAAATTAATTTCAGCTTCATATAAAGGTAATGTACCAGAAAGTGTAAATGGATTAGGTGCTGCAGAACTACTTAACCTACTTGATAATTGTATTCCATCTCCAAATTGATTAGCATTTTCATAATATGTATTTTCGAAACTTGGTACTTTACCCACTACCTGTTTACTTCTCTCTAAAATATTTGGTTCTATTAATAAACCAAGTGTTGCATTTGTTCTTGCTGGGACCATATTCCTTAATTGACTCCAAATACTTCCATCAAAGAAATGTATGATTCTCATATAATCCCAAAAGTTGTTTGAACGACTATACTTTTTCCAATACTCTCGCTGTACTCTCTCTAATCCTCGATAGGTATCCGCGTATTGGTCTCTTGGGTCACCAATTTCATTATCAAGGTTTATATCTGCTAATGAATACATTATATCTTCATTTATTACATCAGTAGGTGAAAAGAATATACCGAGTTTATTACTATCTATAGGTGCGTAATCCATTGACGATTGTTCAACTCTAATGTTTGATGATAAGTTACCGCTTAGTTTAGTTGCCTCACTTCTAATCTTTGTTGCGTTTCTTCTTTGAGGTCCAATGTTGGGAACTCTTAATTTTTCTTGGTCTACTAAGCTTCTAAATGGATTACCACTAAACCCAACTGCACTAGCACTTACATAATAACTTGTAGTGTAAGATTTATCATCGATGGATTCTGGTAAAGCATTTAAATCAGTATTATCATTTAATGGTAATCTGAATATCATATTATCATACGCAGAACTTGTTGTATTTCCATTATAACTTTTTGGTGCTTGGACATGATTATCAAATGCACTTTGTGATAATGGTTCACTCCACAATCTAAACTCCATCATTGAACCACTAAACCTTGTACCAAATTCTCCGTTACCACCTATATAAAATGTACCATCAGTATGGAACGCATTATTAAATGCTGCTCCAGCAGAAGCATTTCCATCTATACTTACACTCTCACTTGTTTGATATAAAATAACTTGCCTTGTAGCATCATATTGTTTTGATGTTAACTGATATGTTATATCTTGTGCGTTTGCATCTGTTACTAAATCTAATCCACTCTGTGATACGCGTGTTAACATCACACTCCACATATCATTATTATAAAATGGTTGTAGTGATGATGTCATAAATTGAATACCTGTTGATGCAGATACACTAAATCTTAACTTACCATAAGAATCGGTTGCTCCGTTATCTTGTAATTGGATTGCAAAACTATGATTACCAACACCTTTCTGAACTATTGTCATATCTTTTGATGTTGGTGCTCTAAATCTAAATTCTAAAGTTTCTGGTTTGATTCCACTTGTACCATCATCTTGCCAAGGAAATTGTAAATACTCACTTGATTTAAAATCAGCAGCATAATTAAATTTTCTTTTTATTTCGTAACTGATACTATCATTTAAATCTGGCCCACCATATTCTCTAATTCTTAATATTGAACTCGGAATACCATAACAATTTATCAATCCTTTCATTGCTCGTTGGTTACCTTTGTTCTTCATAAAGAATGGCATATTGGCTAAAATTCTTTTCCATATTTCTTCGGTTACAGCTTCTTGTGGTGATTCATATTTATCTGCACCACTTTCGGTTTTACCTAACAAATATTCGGGTAAGATAACTAAATCATTTCCGCTATCAACTTCAAATCCCATACTCTTCGCTACTTCGCGAACTATATCTTTTGAAATACCCTCTGATAATTTATTACTTCGCTCATTGATATCTGTGAAGTGTCTAATATAAGACCATATCTCATCAAATTGTTGTCCAGTCATATCCATAAAATCTAAGAATACTTTATTCTCTGTATCGCTCGCCACATGAAGTGGTAAATTATTTACTAAGCTATTTTGGTTATAAGTATCAAATTCTTTTGCGTATCCAGTCCAAGTATTAAACCAAGTAGTAAATGTTGAACCACTTGTATGTTCTAACACAAAGTCTGTACCATCTTCTCTTGAACCACTTGTCTTAGGCCAAGATGCATCATAAAACTCACCAAGTGAACTTGTTGAATAACTTGATGAGATAGTATATAGATAATTTTCATATGGGTCAAAACTATTTATCACTTCTCGTTTTCTCATATTAATACTAGCACGAGTATCAGCTGATGAAGATATATTTATTAAATTATGTGAATCTACTTTATATCCCTCTAACAATGTTATTTTCTTTTTAAAATTTCTAACTCTATTTTCTGCTCCACCAAAGTTAATAAAGTTTCCAAATCCATAATCCGTACGGTCTAAGCCAATTGCATCAGTTCGTTTAGAATAATCAATTGATAGTTGTACATCTAATAAACTACTTGAGTGTATGTAATTTGTTATATCATCTTGAACTGAAGTATCAGTTCCAATTAAATCATCATACCTTTTATAATTAGTACCTCTAAAATTGATTGGATTTGTTGTTGAGTTTAAATTTGGAACTCTTAAAAATAATACTTCAGGAGTTTCCTCTACAAACTTTGTTAATCTTACCATATCTTCGTATGGCTCCATCTTTTCTTCTACGAAATAAACTAAATCATTTTTCTCAATCGTCTCTGGTAATGGTGAATATGTTTTAATATATCGTGCAGTTCTATCTGCCACATCACGTATCGGTAATTTCCTATCACTATCAGGAAGTGATGATTTGGGTGCATCAAGTATATTTATACATAAGTGATATCCCTCTTTAGTAACCATGTAAGTATTTAATCTGGTTACTTTATTTTTTCTAAAAGTTAAAAACATATCAGTAAATACATCATTAAATCTATCTTCACCACTATGGTCTGCTTTATTTGCTCCTTCTTCATATGAAGTATCAACTCTTATTCTATTATAATCCATTATCTCAACAACCTTAGCTGTAAAATCAACGGGTACTTGAGTGAACACATCAATTGGAACTAATTCGTTTTCAAATGTTACGACAGTTTTAAATTTTAGAATAGACTCTTCATCAGTAGCAAAATCTTCAATTATTTCTTTTGTAATTGGTCTTGGTTTTACATCAACAATATATTCGTTATCTGGTTCAAGTGGTGGTGCCGTAAGTCTTTCTTGTGGAAAATCTTCATCTTCTGGTATGTTATTAATTACTTCTTCAAGTATTTCTTCCAATTCATCATCAGCCTGGTATGCGGTACCTGAACCACCTCCACTACCACCCCCATCTTCAAAATCTTCAGATAATCTTAACATATTAATTCTTTTATCTCTATTCTCTAAGAAATGAGTAATACTATTCCACTTACCAAGTGTTGCAGATGTTACATTATTAGCAATAATAGTATGATGTTTATCCAGTATTAGATTCCAAACATCTAATGCCCCAGCTTTAAACTCAGTACCAACTTCATTTGCTAAGTACCATTTACCTTGATGTTTAATTGGGTGATGGTCTGTAGTGGTAAGATTTTTGTAACGAACTAATTTATCTCCATAAGGTCGATTATCCTTAACTACCTTTAATACTTTTGCGTAACCTTGTTCGGTTTTAACTTTCATACCAGGTCTCATCATCTTGATTGGAATGGTACGATTATTACTTAATTTAATTTTTGTATCCCCAGTAAAACAAACACTTCCGTAATCATCCCTATCTCTATAATCTTCGTAATCTTGGTCAGGACCGGGTGTTGTTTCTAATATTTCTCGTACTGCAACAGGTTCTTTATCGATAGTAGTTTTTACAATATCATTGAATAATACTTTTTTATCAGTAGGTTTGGGGGTATTTCTATTTCCTTTATCAACTAAAACTTGGGTTTCTTTTTTAACCTTAATCTCTACCATTTTAGTTTCGGTTAGTGTGTATTCATACATACCCTTAATAATAATATCACCACCCACCATAGCATCCGTGAACCCTCTTTCGGATTCACCAGGAGTAAGTATTAAGACATTACCATCAGTTTTGTCAAATCTGATTGTTCCAGCACCAGAACCACCTTTTCTATTTGGAACATAAACAAAATCTTTATTTATACCAGCAAAATTCTTACGATATGGTATATTATTAATTAATTGAATATCTACCTTTACTTCATTTTTTGATGGTGAAACTTCTTTCACCACATATTTCATTTCTTTTGCATATACCTCTTCTAAAGTTTGATTTGTTGGTGTTTCCCCACCTTTGAAAAATCTTGTTTTACCATTGATAACCTTAGTGGATATTTTTCCCATATTGATGAATCCCTCATCATTTACCATAATGGTTTTCTTTTGTCCAGCTAATCTTCTAAGGAAAAGATACTTTACCTTGAACTCTCCCGAATCATATCCTAAATCTCTGATGTGGCCACCGACATCTAAATCAATTGTATTATCATTACGGAATAATACATCTCCCATATTGAGAATATCATCTTCCAATAAGTTATCTTCCATATCATATACATAGAAATGTATAAAGTCGTTAGGGTCTCTACCAAAACCACTAAACAATCTTTTTGGATATTCTAATTGTTCTCTATCTTTTTCAGTTAAGCCAAATTGTAACATTCATTAATCCCCAGTAGTTTTCGCTAATAAATTTGTAACTGCATCTGCAGTTTTTTTACCTTGTTTCTCACTATCAAGTAATCCACTAGCATTTTTAGCTCGTTCACTAATTTCTTCTCTTGATGCTTGAATATTTGCAAGTTCTTCATCCACATTTGGATATGGCTCCGGAAGGTCATTCGTAACTGCAATTGAATTTTGTAATTGTTTCATAGTTACATCTAATGTTTGATTGAGTATATCTTGCTCTTCTATTTTACTTCTTAAATCAGTTTTCATCAAATTGAGTTCTGCTTCAGTCATAATTGGTTCTTCAGTTGCCCTTGGCATAATTTCTAAAAATTGTAAATCATCTCCAAAATGTCTAATCGTATCACCCGTTGCTGAAGATTTTTGCTCAACATTAAGTCGAACATATTGATAATCTTCTGTTAAAGTTTTTCCTGGTTCGTTTGGGTCCTCATACGATAATAAGAAACCATTTTCATCTCGTAACGGATTTAAAGCATCAATTGCAGAACCACTTATTGCAGCTCTGTTCTTTTCTTCTTCAACGGCTTTTAAATGTTTTTGTTCATCCGCATCTTGTATATTGCGATAAAAATCTCTACTCTTAGCCTGTTCATACGTTAAAGGCATTTTACCTCACCACTTTAAATTCATAATCATCATCGTATATCATAGAAGTTTGATTCACACCACTACCACTAACGACCTTAATCTCAAATCTATAAAATCTTTCGGGTTGGAAACCATCCATCCATACATTAAAGTAATTACCACTTGAATCACAACTAACTATTGAGCCTGTACTAAATGGTATTATTACATCCTCGGTATGAGCATCCTTTACTGAATAATATGTACCTTGTCCCATTGCAGTAGTACCTTGTGGTAAAGTTTTAATTGTTAATGCTGCTGGAGTTGTCTCAAATCCTCTTGTTGGATATAATTCTCTACCCACAACTCTAAACTTTACTTTTGATTTCTCTTTGTATTCAGGCCTCATATTTTGAAAGTAAACGGTCAACCTATCTAAATCAGTTGCTGCTAATTCACCCAAACTTCCCGTGTTCCATGATGAATCATCCCACTCCACTTCTAACTTTGGCGGAAAGATTGTGTGAGTTTCTCTTGAAAAGAATTTCAAATTACCAAGTGGTGTTGAATTTCCCTCTGCAGAACCAGTTGCTGTTGTGGGGTCAAATATAGAATATAAACTTTGACTGGTTGCTGTATTATTTCTTTTTACAATAAATCCATCATTTGGAAATACTGAACTTGAATAGATATGATTCTTAACTAAATCTGTTACATCCATTCTTATATCTCGGGTTTCATAAACTAAATCAAATGATGATGAAACATTATATGAGCTATCTAAACTTGAAGTGTACCAAGTACCACCTTGTGTTGTACTACCACTAACCCATTCAGTTTTCTCGGTATCATTATCACGATACTTCCAACTAGCACCATCACTCAATACAGGGTCTCTATCTAATGTTCCTGTTCCACCAGTCCAACTTCCACTAACCATATAGGTTTCTAAAGTTTGTTCGGTAGCAAGTTCTGTTGAAGTTGCATCATATAAGTTTAAAAAATATTTAGCACCAACTGGTATTATTCCACTCTGTACTGATGATGATATATAACTATAATCAAATTTTAATAATGCTCTTGATACACTAATTGTTGTACCTGAAGAATTAACATTTTTTGAAACCTCTAATATCTCATCTAAACCTGTATTGATTGACGATGTGATATTGCCTTGATAAATTGTTGTATCTGTTATTGGGTATTCAAAATAAAACATTAAATATCTCCTACTACTCTACCCTCGATATCTAAATTCGGGTATTTAAGTTCAAATATACTTGGGTCAAGTGATGAGTAAATGATTCCATCTTTTGTTGCTGATTGTAAATCATATACATGTCCACTATATCCATTCTCGGTTCTCCACTTGTTCTCGATAACCACCAATTGTTTTTGTGGATTATCATCTTCAGGTGGAACAACACTTGCAACTCCATCAACTAACGATATTACATAAGCAATATCACTTAAAATAATTGGTTGATTAATTTGCCACTTTTGAGTATTAAAATGATTCTTTACGGCATCAATACATTTTAATAGTACTAAATTTTTATTAAATCCTCTTTGAGTAATAATTGAAAATCTCGCACCAATATTAATTGTGTAACCATCTTTAATATTTATTGCATCAGTTAGTATTCTATATTGTGATAAGTAAACTCTAAGATTTTGTTTAACTGCTGCATTCAATGCAACTAACTTTCTATTTCTATCATATCCCAATACATACATATTTAATGCTAATGGATTAGGTATTGTTGTTATGTTTTTCTCTCTAACAATCTTACCACCCTTTACAATAGTTTGTGTGTTCTGTTCTAATTGTTCATCTTGTACAATATGTACTTTAGCAATGTTACCATACTTTTGTGGTAAGGAATAAACTCTTGTTACATAATCATCTTTAGTAACTGCTCTATTTTGTGAATTAAAATATGCTAAAGCATTTTGTCTAATTTCTTCAGGTGATTCTCCACCACTTCCACCAGTAGCAGGTTCTTTATTTGTAATACTAATACTATTTTTTGTGTCACCAACTTTATCAGAATCTAATCCCTCTTCATTTAATGTAGTAGAAAGACTATCGTTGTTTTTTAATTCACCAGTAAGAATATTATCTTCTATTGCTCCACCATAAGTGTAAGTTACAGTCAATGTAATATTACTTGGTGCTTGTCCAAATGCTTTTGTTTTTAAAAAGTTACTTGGGTCAAATGATGTATCAAGTTTACTAACACCAGTTCCTAATGATGAACCAACATTATCTGGGTTTGGAACTAATTCTTCATCTGCGTTTGTTGATGTTCCCGCACCAAATCGTAATTCTGATTTACCATCACTTCTTGTATAGGTTGTAAATCTGTTTGCAGTTTTAATTAACTTTAACATATAAGGTGCATCTGCAGCGTTAGCAGAAACATCCGGCGTGGTTGTTGCATTATTTTCTGTTGATGAAAAGACTGTATCTTGTGCTAAGAAAGGAACTTCATACCAAGTATTCCCATCATCATCAACCACACTTAAAATCTGTATTATTCGTTCTTTACTTAAAATAACTTTATCAAATTTAACTCCTGCACCAAATGTAAAATTCTCGGAAGTTTTTGTACCAGATTCTAATAAACATTTTTTAGTTAATGTAAAGTGTGTTGGTGTCTCACTATCATATTGTGATATTTTTTCTACTCGTGAATCGAGTGATGAAGATGTTTTAAAATTAACATCATCTAACAATCTAAAAGTTCTACCTGTCTTAGATGAGAATAAACTATCAGCGTTAACCATTAATGCATAATCTAAATCAGGTGATACATCTGTACCATCATCTTCTGCTGGTACTTCAATTGTTATTTCTGAAAGTACTGATGCTGGATGAGATAGTTTTGGTTTATACCCAAATGATTGTGCAATCTTATAAATATTTTTCTTTTCTTCCGCAGCATGTAATAGTGTTTCTCGATATTGTGTATCTATATAAAAAGATAATGTATCACCAACATATGCAGCCATTTCAATAAACATCATTCCTGGTGAAGATTCATTGAAATCATTATATGCAGTTGGATAATAAGATTTAGCGTATTCTAATAGATTAGCTCTTATGGACGAAAACTCCCTACCGATATATCTAATATCTCTTTTTTCTTTTTTATTATTTAGCCCATAATCTACATCATTAGCCATTATTATCCTCCTGAGTTAAAATTGAATGTTATCGTTTCTGGTGAATCAGGGTCATCGACAGTTACGACAAATTCTAAAGTAACCACTACTTGGTTTGGGTTTTGTTTATCTTGTACCACAAAAACATTTTGTGCTTTTATATAAGGTAACCATGTTTCTAAAGCTTCGTGGATTGCTTCTTCAATCCCATCAGCTAAATCTTCACCAACTTGTTCAAATAATAATGATGGTAAGTTACTACCAAAATTAGGTTGGCCGACACGTTCACCCTTTTGAGTTAACAATAAATTTTTAATATTAGAAAATGCTTGTTCCTTGACTGTTTGGGCTCTTGGAAAAAATCCAACATTATCTCCCTTATATGTTAATGGAAATGTACACCCAAAGAATGAATCCTCATCCTCATTAATATGTCTGACAGATGGGTTATTGGTTACGTTTACATTTTCTGGCATTATTTTTTACTCTTCATCATATTATGTTTCATTAATTCACTATAATCTTTTGTCAACGCGTTAACTAAACTCTCAGGTAATTGGTCTGAAGAAACTCCTGCTTGTTTCATCGTTTGTACTGCTCCAACTTTTCTAGCAGTTTCTTTATCTCCACCAACTCCACCTTCTCCATATCCTAATAGTTCCGTTGCTCGTGTTGAATCAAATACTCCACCACCCATTGTTGGATACTCATCAGTATCCCCCTTACCTAACCCAACAGTCTCATTTAAAATGTTGTTTAATGATTCGTTTGATGTATAAGTAACGGGGTCTCGCTTTTTTACAACTTTCTTTTGAATCGGTCTCTTCTTCACGATTGGTGCGGTTGATTTGAGAGTAGTACGTTTAGCTTTCAAACTATTTATTCCCTCAGTAATAAATATCTGTTTGACCTCTTTTTGTACTTCTCTACGTACAACTTCTTGTATTATTTTAACTAATTCTTTTTTAGTCATTTCTAACTCCTTTATCCTGGTACATTGTAACCTGCAAATGGTAAAGGTATTGGTGCGGGAAACATTCCCGTTACCTGTCCCATGTGGTTTTTAAAACTCATTATTAATTGTTCTATAAAATCTTCTGTTGTTGCATTTGCTGCTCCCATTGGAACATATCCTGCAGTTATTCCTGGTACGATTACAGTCGAACCCGATGCCGTAACACCACCCAACCAATATAATTTTAATCCATTATCAAGTTGGATTGGAAAGGGGGTTACTCCATAAGATGAAAAACACAATTTTAACATTACTTCTAATCCTGCCACATTACCACTAGCTAATGGAGCGGGTGGTGCTGTACCAATTGTCATTCCAGTCTTAACACATTTATCATATGATTCAGCAATTACCTTTGCCATATCATCTCCAGAATCTAAACCCTTTT